GTTAACCTTCCAGGGTTTGCGCGGGCGCTTCGCTCGGCACAAATACTGAAGAGGGAGAGGATCATCTTGGTGAGGGGCTCCCCCATCAAGACGCCTCTAACCGTCGGACAGCCGATATACGACTTTCCACGGAAGGTGGACTCCACTTTGGATCCAAATTTCGTGTAAGTCTTGTACACCCTTCTGTTGCGGATTCCGCCTTTCTTTTTGAAAGCGCTAGGGAGCTCAAGGAGCAACCTGGGCGAACAGTTTAGGTCTATTGCGTCATCAAGGTACTGCCTTGCAGGACCTAGGTCGGGCAGTGCCCCATCTAGGAACGCCTTCATGCCGCTTTTCGCAAGATCGAAATCCAAGTAATCTGTCGCTGCCGTCAGATCACTGGTTGAGATATGCGTACATTGCTCTTCAGACCACTTGTCTCGATGCCTAGCCCAGCTAGCCTCGTAGTTCCAAGCATGGTCGGAGCCTTGTAAGCCGACACGACATCCAGGAATTTGCAACATGCAATCCTTGATGAAGTGGCTGGCTGGCGAAAGGAACAGGTTGATCCAAATCATTGATTTGGTTGCAATTCTGGCCTTAACGCCTGGCTCGGAGATGGGGATCGGGTCAATCGGCAGTGCCGGTGAGCCCGATGCTTTCCATTCCGAGTATTCTCGGTACGACCAGAGAAATAGAAGCAGGCCGAGCCTGGAGTCTATTCCTCCGTGTACGTCGAGTACCTTTTGACCGTCCTCCGTCCTGATAATATCAGGTTCGGCGAACTCGTCATAAGGCAATGGAGATTCCAAATAGGCGATCTTCCAAATTGGATAGGAAGCCTGGTCTGCCTTGCAGATCATGTTCCCTAGGGGGTCCCAGACGTCTTTTTGTTCATACTCCAATCGCTGTATCGAGCTGCGAAGCCTCGACATAGCTGAATCAAATGCGTAAGCCTTTCCCACGCCTGGCGTCACCATGGCGGCCAGCGCGGGAAAATCCTGAAAGACAGGAGCCGAGATATTGTCTCGCGCATTACGCACTTGCTCTAGAGTGGCAAAAGGGGGAACAAGAAAGGAAATTCCTTGGTCTTTTCTCTCCTCATACCAGTCTATTATACGACGGTCCATTTCCCAGTCGCCATAGAGGTACTCCTCCTGGCTCCTGACACCAATGAAACGGTCGTTACCACGTGTTAGGGTCTCTGCGTAGACGGGATAGGGAATCCCGCATTTCCCTCTGCGCAGGGGGCCCAACATCTGGACAAGCCTTAAGCCTAACGTATCGCGCAGCTCCTTGAGCTCGCGAAGCGAGGACGAGGCTTTAATACTCACACTGAAGTGGGACTTGACAGGGCTGAGGATGAATTCCCGGAATTCATTCCACAGAATTGCCAACTTCCCTCCTTCAGTTCTTTTGTATTCAAGCGATGCTGAATTGGACAGCGAGAGGTGAGACTGCGTAACTTCCTTGAAGGACGCCTTCTTGCCGTACTTACTAGTAGTAAGCTCCTGTCCAACCACCATGGCACTAGCTGTAAAAGCGTTGAATGCGTCCTGAGTCGGGCGGAATCCGTCCTCTCGAGGCATGCATAGACGAGTTTTCAGCGAAATCAAATCACCAAGGCACTCTCCTCTGGAAGGTCCAGGTAGGAAGCGCGTTTGGCTGAGATGAGATACCAACCACATCCGAGTTTTGAGGTCCATTGGGCCTAGAATGTCCGTGCCAGCACGTACCAAAAGCTCGATTGTGAGTCGGAAAAACCCATTCTTTGAAATGAGCTCCTCCAATTGTCCACGGGACCTTGGAAGAAGCTGATTGTCCAAGAGATGGTTACCGATTGCAGTGGAAAACTTCTTCCAGGCCTTGCCCCAAGTAGTTATCGACTTGCAATCGTACACCTCCATGAATAAGTTCGCACGCCATGCGTGCCACTCCGGTAAAAGCAGTGCTTCGAACCGAGTGCTTATGCATAGAGCTAACTGGATGCCTAAGAAGGTCGCCTCTCTCCGTGAGATGAGGCCCCTCTTCAAGTCAGCCAGTACACGCGCTCTTCCCTCTCTGGAGATCACCCTGTGACCTTCAGAAGGCACTGCGCGCTTAAAAGCTTCATTAACCCATTGTCTTCCAGTGGAACGACCGTGGGCCAGTGCCGCTTTATATGTCAAGTTTTGAGAACGCCTCCCATGGGGAGTGGTGACAATTACGGATGCCGTATTTTCACACAGGTTCTTCATCAACTTGGCCTTATCGAAAATAGATTTAAGGTATTGCCTGACCTTGTCAGCAAACCCTAAACTACTTTCGTTACCCTCAGTCTGTTCTTCCCAATCAGCGACGAGCCTGACCTTGTCACCTCCGCTGGTTGAAGATCCTGAGGGCTCCAGTTGAGCGAATTCGCTCGTGCATAGCATAGCTATGCTGACTGAAAGCCAACTGGCATCAACC